GACAACGGTGAAACCAAAGAATTTGAAAATGGTATGACTTTGGCAATCGCCTAAAGTCTACCTTTTTTTTATACTAACTCATGAAAAAATTGTTTAACATGAAAGTTTTACTTCTGGTCATCATCGGGGCACTTCTTTGGAATAACAACGACGCCCGCCATTTTACTGCAGATATGTTAGACAATGGCGCTAAGATCGTCCGCCCAAATTATAAACAGTTCACTCACACTAATTACTGATATGAGAATCGTATTACTCACAATCGTCCTTTTATTTGGTATCAAACTAGGGACTAACGTTGTATCTTCATTCCAGGAACATATGGAGACAAAAAAGGATTATATGTGTAAACTAGATAGTAGTTACTGCACTTCGCCGTAATGCATCACGTTTTATATGAATGGTCCGAATTAGTGGAATTAGATAAACATGTAGAGCACTTAGAAAATGCAATCAAAAGTATTAATTCTTTGGTCCGTTCTTTACACAAAACCGACAATCGTCATTTATATGATAGTTCTCTCATTATTATCCGTAATGAGTTACAAAAACAACTAGAGGACATTCTCTCACAGTTCCCAAACTATCAGGAACTAAGAGACAAAAAACAAAATGAAAGATGACTTCAAACTAGGGCAATATATCACTCATGAAGGTGTTACTGGATTCGTCACCTTTATTAGTGATAACTATATCACTTATTGCATCAAAGAAAAACCTATTAGCGATGAATCAGCAAAATCCTCACGACGGAAAAAAACACAGGTCAATGTTCTCATCTTCCGATCAGAATGGGGTGACGTGGCAACAACAACTAGAATACATAAAGATAACGACGGGTGAAATTTCGTCTATCTTATGGAATAGTTTTAGAGACTACCTTATCCGACAACGTAAAAACAACTCAAACAACACTAGTTGATAGTTTTCCACATATGTTGCGGAAATTGTGGAAATGTGGAAAAAAACCTATTTGTGTGTTTTATCTCCCTTAAATGTCTCCGTCAGTTGTACCCTTAGCACGTCACCTAACGAATGTCAACCCCTGTGAGTATACGCAGATAAATGTCAGATAGGCACTTGACTTATTTCTCAGATAGTGGTACAATTAACCTTGTAGAGGTTCAGAAACACTCTTAGTATCTTTGAGACTTATGACTTACTTTGTGTATGACAATTCAGACAACCTCAGAGGAACTTTCAGGTCCGTTTATGATCTCGAAGTTTATATTGACGGTGTTCGGAATTCAAGGGGAGAAAGTTTCCCTAATACTCCGAGAATGTCACCGTTCGATTATATCAAAAGCATCGGATGGTGTTGGGAGGTTAAAGACAATGTAGCAGCGTAGTTGACACATAGAGAAAAGTCGAGTATACTGGGGACAGTTAATAAGGTCCTTATGTGTAACTAACTAGCCCCTATGATAAAATGTTAAGAATGGCAGTATTTTATGCCCCCTAAATGTTAAAATCGGCCACTACCCTAACCTACAAAGGTTCCCCAGAGCGATCAATATATTATTCCCTTTATCATTTACATCAGAATTAAAAAAATTTCTCAGGTAAAAAATGGACTCCAAGACTCGCGAAGAGAGACAAGATACTCGTGTATGGGCAATTGAGCAATTGTTGAGGAGAGATCAACAACTCGACCCTAGAATGTATGAGTGTGCAGACTATTATGCATCTGCGTATGCATCTCAAGTTGTAGAAGATCTATATACACTATGGGTGGAGTGGAAAACGAAAAACCCCACTAACAACCCTCAGATAAGAAATCGCCTATAGCAGCATGTCCCATAGATTCACTACACAACTAGAGGAAGATGACTACGGAGATCTTATCCTAACAATTCCTTATGATGTATGTGAAACGATGGGATGGGATATTGGTACTAATCTAGACTATGAAATGACCGAGGATGGACTCGGATTTATACTAAGGAAAACCCCCGATGAGTGAAGAAGCACAAGTACAGGAAGAATACAAAGTAGAAGATGCACTACTTGCCATCAATGAGTGTCTGGTAGCGGTCCACAAGCGCCTAGAAGCGTTGGAAACGTATGTACAGGAACTACCTACCCCAGACAAGACTTATTACAAACCAGAGGGGTATCCAGAATACCTGAACTTACCTAGTAATTTTAAAGAAATCTACCGTAAAATTAAGGAACTAGAAAATGGGATGCAAGACTAGGGGATATAATCTAGCAGAATGCTCTGGTTTTAGTGGTGCTAACCCCGAACATTGCAATCATTACACACCTGTTTCAGGGGGAGTTACCTTTGAAGTAGAAGAATATCCTATCAATACTATCAGACAAGGTAACTACGAGATTCCTGGTAGAGAGACTGATAGGGTAATGTATCCATATGTCGAAGCGGATCTCTTTGCTGCTACGAGCGGATCCACAGGGTCAGGTACAGGAAACCCATCAGTACATTGTGGAAAACAATCTAGAACTAGCCCTTGTCAAACATTTGGACGAGACAATACTACAGTAGTTCAGTTCTTAGATTACTATCCAAACGAACTATCATTTGATCTACAGTTCTCTGATACATGGATATCGTACTTATACGATACATCTAATAAGTCAGGTATCATTGGATCACCTTGTTATTATATTGAGACGGAGACTAGAACGGGCGACAGCGGCGGCAGTCGTGAGATTTGTCATCCCTGTACTAATTTCACGTCTACCCCTGAGGAGACATTACTCAGTTATACGGCATCAGAGACTCTTACAAACGATCCTGACTGTCCTCACCCCACATTATTTGGTATTGGTACTACATCAGACAAGTTAGTATTCTCTTATGACGCCTTTTCCACAGTTCTCCCTAATGGTGTATTAGACTGGGAGTTCTCATATGATGGTGTTACATACACTGATGTATGGGATGAGACTAATCTACAGGGTGCTGCATATGAATCTACACAGAACCCTTGGCAATCTGGTGATGAGAACTTCGATGATTTTGAAATATATGACTTCAGCGACGGATCCACAAGGACTAACTTTATCATTAAGGTAAGACTTGCGCCAATATATGATGATAGCGGCGCGTCCACAGTATTCACAGGTACTCGGTGGACTATTACAGAACTATTGAACAACGGAACAGGTTATCAGGTGGGCGACGTGTTCACTATGTCGTATACCCACACACATCCTGATAATAGTCAGACTACCCTTACTATGAATCTTAGGGTAAAAACCGTGGGGCAGATCACAAATACTACGAATCAAACGGGTTTTGACGTTCTACGGGTTGGTGATACCTTAAATGGTCATTTAATCACCCGCGCCTTCCACACAGAAGTGGGAGAGTTTCCATATCATATCGTATATCTGGATGGAAACGGACTAGATTTTACTAAAGAAACACAATATACATCGGATCGTAACCACGTCGTCACTGCAAAGGCAGGATATGGTATCAAAGATCGTGCAATTCTAATTGGTTTGTATGAATTCTTAGATAAGTCTCTACAATTCAGCACTGCAGACATCAATAAGAACGCTCCAGAGGTCTTTAATAGCATTGTACAACCCTCTGCATTGGTCACTATTACCAATGGTGCAGTAACTGATCTATCTTTCAATGGTAATATTATCTCTTTTGACCTGAACTATATCGAAAATAACCTTAAAGACTCTTATAGTGCCGCGACAAACGTCTCTTTAACGGGAGGAAACGGTTCTGGTGCTGTTGTAGACATTGAAGTAGGTGATGATGGACGTATTAGTGCCCTTATTGTAGTCAATGCTGGTCAAGATTACGAGCCTGGCGACATCCTTACCATACCAGGCGCTACAAAACCCGCTGGATCTGCTACAAATGCTACTATTAGACTCACTAACATCTCTACTGTAGGTTCTGGATTTGCTAATTTGAAAGTATCACCTATTCTAGAGATCACTGGATCCCCTACAGATGCGGATGGAGACGGTTCGGAGGACGCATTAGTAGAAGGAACGTTTGCAAATGGGTCATTGGCGAGTGTAAATATCGTAAGAGGCGGATCTGGGTACACTCAAGAGGATCCACCAAACATTTTTGTGCGGAATGTATTCGATGTTGCTAAAGAAATATTTGAAAATGCGGCACATAGAGACGATTTAGTTCCAGAATTCCAAGATATTGTCAAAAGTCTACCTACTGGTCCCGAAAAAACGGAGTATGAGGTAACAGTAAGCGAAGATGATCTCCAAGCTATTGCGGATGCATATAGTTTTGTACCGAAAACACAGGAACTTAGTCGTAACGAACCGAAACTTGAGGTAAAAATGGATCCTGATCAGAAGAGAATCCAACAATTACCGCAACAGAAGTATAGTAAGGACGCAACTGAACCCCTAAAAGAGATTATGGTGGTAGATTATGATACACAATACCTCGATGGTACGGATATTGACAATGATTTTAAGGATGTTATCCGCGAAGAGAAACCAGCGTCTGCAAAACGTATCCGTAAACAGATTGACGATATCACTCAACCCCGTATTCCTGAGTTCAAAAGTAATAATGAAACTAAAATTGAGACTTGTTCGGGTAGTTTTACACAATTACCAACTGCATCACAGTTTACTAAATACATTATGCGTCAATATCGCGCAGATCCTGCAAAGGAAACCACTATTAATATCACATTGAAGTGTATTCCACAGGATATTGGGTGTACTCATTTCACTTGTAATGCTCCTACATTGACTCCTGGTTACAGTGAGCAAGTAGCAGGGACTGATGAAAACGGAAATCCAACCTCTACTACCTACACATATTCTTATTCCATGTCACCATTACTGGGTCCTGGCGCTAAGACGTGGGAAGCAAGTGGCACGATGAAGATTTATCATGACTTGACTAGAGCGGCAAGAACTGTTACACTAGCGACTGATGCATATGGAAATCCATTCTCTGATTAACAAATGGCAGGTTTAATGTGCGGACTGTTCATGGGCACTTGTAGTGGTCATGGTACAGGTACGGGTGCATCACACCATCCTGGTCTAGGTGGAGGGACACTTCCTAATTGTCCTCACCCATCTTTGAGTCCTACGGTTGTGGCATCCCCACTTCCCGCGACTAATGCTGTTGCTATTTGGCCACCTACAGCGCAACTTCCGCAAGGTGTTGCCAATGCTAAAGTAGCAAGAGTGTTTGTTAATAAACTTGTTCCCATTTGCGATCAAGACATATTGACACCTCATCCTACGCCAACGCAGTTTACTACGACTTCTGTTGGTTATAAATGCTTGACTGTACGCAATACACCCGCTTGGTGGTGTACTCAAGGTATAGCGGGCGGTAGAGAAGCAAAAACGGGTCATCAAAGGAAAGCACTAGCAACCAGCAAAACAGTTTTTATAGGTGGAAAACGTGCTGTTCGCTTTGGTGACCCACTTGGAGACGGTACAACAGCATTCCCATGTCTATCAACGGTTACAGGATCAAGTAAAAATGTTTTTATTGGAGGTTAATCCTTGGCAAAAATGAAAAAGTCGCTTTCTGGCGGCAGTAATATTGAAACCACTCCCAAAAAGACTCGTCAGGGGACTGGACAGCACACAAAATACTCGGCAACGTCGAGAAATGGAGCAAAAAAGCGTTATCGGGGTCAAGGTCGATAAATAAAAAGGGATAGGAACCCCTAAAAAAGTTCTGCATTCTATTTTTGGAGGACTTATGGGAAGAAATCACGTTCCAGATCACGTTCCTGAGATGATGAAACACGATTTTGGTACATCTGTACTAATTACAGACCCAAGATCTGATCAATATCTTAAGCGTAGTCAAAAAATCGACAAAAATCAATGGTCTGAGAGTCACAAAAAATGGCGCTAAAGAAAATCGGAGGTAAAGACTTTACCAAATCAAGAACTTTTTCTGATTTGGCGATTAATTTCGCCCGTAACCCTTTTACCGATGATGTTTCTTCTGTCAAAAACGATAATTCTATCAAACAGGCAGTAAAAAACCTAATTTTGACTCAACCTGGAGAAAAACCTTTTCAACCTTTAGTAGGATCTAGAGTAAATGCTCTGCTTTTTGAACCTCTAGATCCTTTTACAGCAGATGCACTTAAGGAAGAGGTAATAAATACTATTAGTCAAAATGAACCCAGAATTGAACTAGTAAATGTTTCTGTGACACCAATTTATGAAGGTAATAAATTAAATATTACGATTGAATATAAAGTAGTCGGGTTACCCATTGTCGAAACAATCAATTTCGTCTTACAGAGACCTGAATAATGCAACCTAATAACCTAACAGCATTAGATTTTGAGGATATTAAAGCCTCGATCAAATCATATCTGAGAACTCGTACAGAATTCACGGATTATGACTTTGATGGATCTTCACTGTCGTATCTTATTGATACATTAGCATATAATTCATATTATACTGCCTTCAACGCAAATATGTCGTTGAACGAGACTTTCTTGCCGTCTGCTACGGTTAGAGATAATGTTGTTAACATTGCAAAACTTTTAAACTACGTTCCTAGATCAATTTCAACATCTAAGGCATGTTTGAAACTGGACGTACAGACACAACAAACTGGTGGGGCATATCCAACATCCGTAACTCTTAGAAAAGGACCTGTTGCTACTGGTGGTGCTTATATTTGGAACATTTTGAATGATGTGACCGCTACAGTCAACGCATCTACAGGTGTTGCCACTTTTGATAGTTTGATAATCTATGAAGGAGCGATTGTCAACTTTACATACGTTGTAAACACGTTTGCATCTCAAAATTATAAGGTTCCTTCAGAAGACGCAGATATTTCAACACTTACCGTAAAAGTAAGACCTAACGAATCTTCTACAGAGTTTGATCTTTACAATAGAGTCGATACTGTTACCAACTTAACTCCCACAACTCGTGCATTCTTCCTTGCCGAAGGTGAGGACATGAGATATGAAGTTAGATTTGGTGATGACAGTGTTGGTCGTGCTCTGAAAGATGGTGAGGTCGTAGAATTTGAATATATCGTCACTTCTGGTGGCGAAGCGAATGAAGTTAGTAGATTTAACTTCATTGGAAGGATGATTGACACTAATGATATCACCTATCAACCAAATACTATCACCCTGACAGTAAAAGACAAATCACAACAGGGTGCAGCAGCAGAAACTGTTGAGTCTATCAAGTATAATGCTCCTCGATATTATTCTGCACAATATAGAGCAGTTACCGCTCAAGATTACGCGGTCATTACAAGAAACATCTATCCTAACGCGGATTCCGTAGTTGCTTATGGCGGAGACACCTTAAATCCTCCTGTTTACGGAAAAGTATACGTTGTTGTCAAAACAAAAACAGGATCTCTTCTTAATGATGCTACAAAAAAAGAAATTCAGCAAGATTTGAGAAAATATGCGATGGCGTCGATCGATCCTGTGATCATGGATCCCGATGACATCTACATTTACCTGAAACTGTTTGCATTGTACGATACTGGTTGTGGATCTAATCCTTCTGAGATTGAGACCGATATCAACAATGGTATTAGGGACTGGGCAACACAAACTCAAATTAATAACTTCAACTCTACATTTAGAGCAACTGATTTTGAGAAAGCGGTAACACTTGCCAATAAATGTATTACTGATGTATCTACTCAGACAACTATTTTAAAATATATCAAACCAGCAACTAATCAAACCAATACTTATTGTGTCTCTACTGGATCTGGTCTTTATAACTCTGCTCCTGGTCAAGATGGTAGCGCCGAAGATGGAAGTGGTAATCAATGTAAAAAGGAACCAGTAATTCTCTCTGGTACTTTTAGAACTGCTGAACGTCCTGGTATTGATCAACAGTTTGAAGATGATGGTTTTGGTAACTTAAGAACTTTCTATAATACTGGTACAAGAAAAATCTATACAAATGATACCGCTGGTACAGTAAACTACGATACAGGTGAAATTTGTTTCGGTCCCGCTAATGTTATTGGTGCTGGTACTGATTCGATTACTGGAATTGGTACTATTGTAGATGCAACTCAGTTGCCTACAAATGTCCAGATTCCTGTTGTATTTGTTCCTGCAAACAATAGTACAATTCCTGCAACTACACCTGGTACTATTATCAATATTGTTACACCTTCGATTACAGTTGCACCAGTTGGCACAGTAGCGCCTCCTACAATCCCTCTAAATAGTTTGACGCCAACGGTCTTCAATCAAACACCAACTACGATTGACATTCCAGCGATCGACAACGCAGGTTCCATTAGTAACAACAGTTGCTTCTAAATTAAGAGATGAATATTAATAAGGTTTCTCAGTCTATAGCGAAGCAGACTCCAGAATTTATTGGGTCTGAATATCCGCTGTTTAATAAGTTCATCGAGTATTATTACAGGTCTCAAGAAAAGACAGGTCTTGGGCAGAATATTCTCAACAATTTTCTGCAATACCTTGACATTGATAAACTCGATATCGGCATCTTAGATGGTGCTACAAAGATTGTAGAGCCTATTACAGCAAATAGTGAAAATATCGTTGTTGAATCTGTTGACCAATTTCTTGATAGTAATGGTTCTGTCTTAATTGGTGATGAAGTTGTTTATTATGAGAGCACTACTGCTTCTCCTAACATTGCTCTTAGTCCTGGTATTTCGTATGAGCAAGTAAAACTTAAGTGGACTACCCTTGCTCAGATTATTGATAGTTTTGATGGTAGTCAAAGAACTTTCCCCTTAACATCTCAGGCAAATCCTGTTGCACCTCCTACAGCACAACATTTAATTGTTAGTGTATATGGTGACGTATTAATTCCTGGCACGGATTATACTGTAGATGGCACAAATATTGTATTCACCACTGCACCTAGAACAAGGATTGCATCTGATGATAATTCTGCAACTTACATCACGTTTTTAAGTGGTTTTATTGAAAACCCTATCAACGCTGTTGACAATCTTTCAAATGCTTTTGGTGAAGGTAAAACTGAATTTAAGATGACTCGTAACGGGATTGCATATTTCCCGATTGTTGATGAATATGTTATTGCTGTATATGATAATAAACTTTTAGAACCTAAGGTAGATTACTTCCTTGATGGAGACCTTTTTGTTTTTAATGAGGCACCTTTAAACGGAAGATTTTTGTCTCTATATTCTATTGAGGCACCGATTCCCTCTTTTGGTTCTGGCGCACTTGGATATGCTCGTGTCAATGATAATGGTGAGTTAACATCCATTTCTATTAATGAAAATGGTTCTGGATACAGATATCAGTATCCTCCTAAAGTTTCTATTAATGCTGCTCCTAATGACACTGGATTAGGTGCTTCTGCAACTGCTCTTGTTAATGGTGTTAAGAGTTTTTCTTTGCTGGATGGCGGTAAAGGTTATAGTGATACAAACCCTCCAACAGTTATTATTGAACTTCCTACTGTAGGTGGATCTAAACTTGCTGAACTGAAAGCAACAGTAACAAATGGTTCTATTTCTGCATTAGAAATTATTAATTCTGGTAGTGGGTATACATTTACACCTAGAGTTACTTTTAGACAACCTGGTGGCGCTACACTGGCGACTCCTACGCTTTCTAATGGTTCTATTAGCGGTGGTCTTACAATCACTAACGGTGGACAAGGATATACAACTCCTCCTGAAATTTACGTTGATGAACCAACTGGACTCAACCCTATTAAGGCAAGTTTCCAAGCAGTATTGACTAATGGTGTAATTACTAGTATTAATGTATTGAATGCTGGTCAAGGATATACAACTGTTCCTAGAGTTGCTGTAGTTGATCCTACTGGTGCTCAAGTATTAGAAACTCAAGTTGATGGTGACGGTCGTGTAATTGGTATTGACGTTTTAAGCGGCGGTAGTGGATATGATGACGTACCTTCTGTTTATATTGTAGATAATAGACAAAATGGTGGTACAGGAGCAACTGCTACTGCTTCTATTTTCAACGGAAGAATCACTGATATCAATATTAACAACTTTGGTAGTGGATATAGTGCTGCTCATCCTCCGACAGTTGTTATTCAATCACCTCCTCAGGCAGAAGCATCTGTTGAGATTGGTTTGAATGAAATTACTGGTTTCTCTATCAATAAGAGTGGTAAAAATTACTCTAAAGCAAAATTTGTTGGATGTGCAAGAGCAGCAAGTGGTATTACCTCTTATACTGAAACTGGTAATGCCGTATTCTCCAATAACACAATGGCAATGCCCGCTGCCATTGGTGATAATGTAAAATGTCTTGATGCTATTTTTGTTAAGAGACTTTTAGACAAATATACTGAACAATTCCTTCCTGATGTTCCTGAACTGGACTATAAGAAGATTGATGTTCGTACTGCAATTAAGTCGGTAAAAGATTTTTATTCTGCTAAAGGTACGTCCTTTAGTGTCGCTTATCTGTTCAAATTACTCTATGGTGAGCAGATTAGTATTTCATATCCAAAAGATCAGATTGTAAAACCTTCTGCAGCAACTTGGTCTATTGATACTATTCTTCGTGCCACACTTGTAAGTGGTAATCCTACAGACATCAAGGATGGTCTTCTAACTCAAGAAGAAGATATTGCAGATCCTAATATCAAAGCAGCGAGTGCGTTGGTTGAGAACTATATCTCAATTAAAACTTCTGATGTTGAGATCTTTGAACTTGTTCTGTCTGAAGAAACTATTTCTGGTTCTTTCACAGTTCCTTATAAGACAAAACTGGCAGAACCTCTTGGAACTGAAGATAACGTTATTACAGTTGACTCTACTATTGGTTGGCCAGAAAGAAACGGTGAATTTGTAATCGGTGGATCGGAAGT